CACAGATGAGGAAGATGCTCTCTATAGGTTTTGAAGCCTATATTGAGCCACCGCTTACGCGGGCCGCATGATGTAGCTCATACCTATTTACCCCTAAATTTTCATTTGGAGGCATATCGTATGTCTGACCGTCTTGAAGGTCTAAGGTTTCCGTGGTCTGTTAAGTATTACGAGGTGGATAATTATTTGGATTTATTCCAAATTTATTGAAACCCTGTAACTCAAGCATCCATGCTCCTCTACAAAGTATTTTATGAAAATGAAGTACTTTCTGAGCTAGTATGTTTTGCTTGATTAATACATCAGCCCCTCTAACTTTAGATCTTACTTCATCCAATTCTGGTATTACTAATGCATCAATATGATCTTGAAGATCAGCTTGATCATTAGCTATACGAGGATCGGTAGATAGTCTTTCACTAATGTTCATCAGTGATTTAATCACTGGTAAACTCGCTATGTCACTAAATCCAAATGATTCAGATTTAGGAATAACATAGTTTGGACTATTAAGTGCTTCCCAATCAATTTCAAACTCATCGATCTGATCCGGGTCGAATGTTTTACCATCATTAATAAGTAATTCTGGAACACGTTCCAGATAATTATTAACTTTGGAAACAAGAGCTGAATGGATTACCTGATAAGACATATCAAATCTTATAGATATAAAATATCTAAAGATCGGATGGTTTTCATTAGGTATAGATGCTTCAGTGGGATGCAGGTTAACTAATACACTACGTATTGTTGCCATGTCATCATCATGAATCCATCGATAAAATCCGTGAAGAACTTCAACTTTTCTTGCTATGTTTTGAGCTTTACGCTCCCACATACCAAGTAAAACTAGAAGATTTTCAATTAGCTCTGGATAGGAAGAAGCTCTTTTTGGAAAGAGTCCCCGTTCATAATAAGTTCTAATTGTTTGGAATAACAAAGGATATGACTTCCATGTTTCCATGAAAGCATTCACTTGTAAACCAGACACTTCGATATTATTTCTGAACCATCTCTTAGCAAATTCATATGTATTGATTGATACATGTGTTTTATGCTCTGAGATACCTACTCCGAGGGCCCCGATTACTTCTTTATAAGTTTTCGCTAGTAAATCTCCTCCTATTACTATATCATCTCCTAGTAATATGTACTTTTTAGTTGGATATTCTCCAATTAAATAAGCTGCATATTGTACTATGATATGATGGCTTAGAGCAAATACAGCCCATGAACTATATGCTCCCATAGGTTGACCAACTTCGTATTTTACGAATTTGTCTTCCCATGGTACATAAAATTCATTTTGGGTAAGTATATCACTCCAAGCTTTTGCTTTTTCTGTACTATTTAATAGAGATCTAACTACTCTTTCTTGAAGAGCAAGTGGAAATCTATCAGTAGCTGCAGATAAATCAAAAGAGTAATATGGACCTTCAAAATCCACATGTGGATCTTGAGTGAAGGTTCTATCTTGTGGAATTGTTTTTAGTATTTTAAATACCTCAGAGTGTATTAATTTTAATACATTTTGAGAGTAATAATCTACTATAGCAATTATACGAGATTTACCTCCTGGATCTTTTACTATTGATAACTTACGTGTAATAGTTTTAACTTTGTCAGATGGTTTGAATTTTAATTTATCAAATATTTTGATAGAAAAAGTTCTCCATCTTCCAATTTCAAGACTAATACACTCAGAAAATAATCTAAGGTTTCTAATCGTTTCTTCAGGAAGGTTAATGGCGTCTATTACAGACATCCATGTAGCCTTTCCATTAGGCCCGGCTTTGATTGAATAAAAATAATCTTTATTTGACCATTCAACATCGAAAGTTCTGATATTGAAATCTTTCATAAATTTATTTATGAAAGGATCAAAATCATTATTCGAAAATTCGAGTCCAGAATATTTACTAGTAATAGTAGATAAATCCGGATCTTTCCATGCTTTTATGGTACGATAGATAGACAATAATGTTAGAGTAAATCTTACATTTTGGTCTTCTTTCGTCTCAAATATATAATTAAGGATAGTTAACCCTTTGGGTAAACCATCTTTTCTTATACCGATTATTCTGTTTGATCTCAATACGGGATCACCACAAAGTGATCTAGTATAAAGAAGCTGGATTTCCTTTAGGTGATTTATCACCCAAAGATCCCCTTTTGTGAGAGACCATAGTTCAACTTTTAAACAAAGTTGCTCTATAGCTTCTCTTGAATACTTAACGTCTGGAAACCACCAGAACGCTAACCATGCTAATATATTAATTTGTATTTTCATGTTTGGTGAAATTTGGTGATTATTCTACTTGATAAAGCCGATAAACGGGATCCTTCAAACGTAGGGTGGGACTTAATCCAAAAGAAATCTTCTTCCGGAGTTCGACTTATTAGCATAATCAACTAATGAGTATCTTCCTATTTAGTGATAA